CCAGCGTGGTGTACGCAGAAGAACTAGCCTTGAGTTACAATCCAAGGACCAGGTTCTACCCAAGCGGTAACTGCAGGCCGTACAACGGTTCTGCAGCGTGCGCCATCAGGGATCAAGTTTCCTTGCTCCCTTTCACCCCTCCCGATCGATACAAGGCGCTCTAACAAGAGCCCGTGACCGTCGTAGACCAAATTGATCGGAACTTCGACCAACTGATATACTTTATATAGGAGTCCATGACATATTCGCCTGCGTTCAACAGGCTTCCCCTCTTTCCACACAACAGCCCAGCGAACCTTCCCAGTGGAGGTCCTTCTGAAGATGTGAGTACTAGAGTACGAATTTAGTACTTCTCGGTGTCCCGAGTCATACCGCCATGAGCGGGATGGTACAGCAACGTCAAATGTATCGACGAGGCCGACCAACCCAGTATCCGGAACTATTAAGGGGGGCACATCAGTAAAACATGCATGCATGTCTCTGGTGAGCCACAACCAACTAGCTCTGGACTCAGCCAAGCTGACAGTACTACCATCAGCATAACGGCGAAGGCGCGAACGATTTGCGGTATCATATAGACTTACCAAATCAGAAACTGGGTTCCTGAAATAGAAGGGGTTGATGTTGACACCGGCGTAGTAATAGTCACCACAGGATTCACGGAAATAGCCAGTCGAGAAACTCTTCGATTGGTTTACCTTAAAACCCAGGAGACTACACACGTCGGCGTACCGACTCGACAAGCTGGATGGAAGCGTGATATCATCACCGTAGACAGATACATCGTCCGCGGAATAACACACATCTTCCTCACACAGTACTACGGCTATCGCCCAGAATATGAGCGATTCCAGTTCCCATGTGAATCCATTACCCATAGACGAGAACTTCTCGTAAATGAGTGTAGTGCCATCTTCGAGTCGGGCGCACTTGCAGCGCAGTGCATCTAGAGCAACAAACCAAGCAGGAGGCAGTAAAGACCTCACAACCTCGTAAGTGATAGTGTCACTAGCGCTACTGAAGTCAATCGTTGCATACTCACCGTGGATACTTCCAAGGTGGGCATAACGACGGTTGCTCCAGTCACTGTCGATCCCACGGAGTTTCCGTGGGTCGCAGTAGGCAGTATTTACCAACGAACGCTTCATAAGCAAACGGATCAGAGCGCCAAACCCTTTCTGAAGATACAAATTCAGACCTGGCTCGATGGCGATGATACGGTGCGTTTTCGCGTTCTTTGGCACCGCTATGACATGATTCTCCGAAGCAACAATTACGGGATTGCTCCAGACCTTCCAATTAGGGAAAGCGAGAGTACATAACTCGGAATACACATCGTAGGCACTTTTTGTAATTTGGTTTTCACAACCAAACTTGTTGGCAGCCGCACGGTAGAACCCTTTTAACTCTTGGGTTACACCGGGGCCCCAGCCAGCTTTCTCTAGCACCATATCAATACAAGGTTTTTCGCC